CTACTACCAAATGCGGAGAATTAATAGAGGAAGGGGAATTGTCATTTTCTGATCACAAAGGAGGAATGGAAGGGTTAAGACAAAAGGGTTGGACAGTATTTACAGTTTGTTGTTTAGACATGGTTTGCTCCAAATACAATTGCACATATAAAATTATGGGGATGGGAGACAACCAAGTTCTGCAAATAACTGTATATACTTATCATGTGGATGTGGTTGGCATTGCAACCGAAAAGGGGAACAAAGAAATGAGAGATATAATATCCACATTGTTTTCAGATCTTGTTCAAACATTTGGCAAACTGGGACTTCCTTTAAAACCTCTAGAAACATGGATGTCAGAAGATCTTCACCTGTACGGAAAGTATCCTGTTTGGAATGGAGTCCCGCTATGCATGGATATGAAGAAAATAATGAGGATGTTTGCATATAGTAATGATGATATAATGACCTTAGAGAATGCTATGGGGACAATATACGGAAATGCAGCATCAGCGACTCAAGGTACATGCTTCTCTCTCCTTCCTTACATAATGGGGATTCTGATGTCTAGCCTGTGTATAATGGATTTTCTAGAATATCATCCGTTTTTGGGAGAAGGACTGAACAAACATTATGACTCAAATATGTGCTGGAGACAAAGTGGAAAAGATATCAGAACAAAGCAGATCAAAATAGGAGAACACGGACTTAACAATTGCTTATTGAGGCTGTTAATTCAGATAGTGCCTAGATCTTTAGGAGGGTATAATAGTCTCAATCTGTACGAACTGATGATGAGAGGTTTTCCTGATAATTTATCTAGAGACATGGCTTATTTGTACAAGATCGTCCCAGAGTCTCCTCCTGATCTTTGTGAATGTTTGATGAATTGGATGAAGCCGATATACATGCCGACTAGGAATTATCAACTGCTAATAGAAGATGTATCCAGCGTAAACTTACTGACTCCCAGGACGCCAATCGCTGGTATTCGACAGACAGTTGAAGAGTTTATAGCCAATCCCAAAAGAATAAAGAACAGAGAGTTTAGGGAACTTATGTCAGGAAAAGTTCGGGACCAGGCAAGAATGTTGGCTGACAGATTGTGTTCAGGTGAGAAGTTGCATATCAGACTGTTGCATGACATATATGAGTCCACTATCATAGGTTACGTAGACAGTATTCTCAGTAAAGTGACAAAGGCTTCGACCATACAGAGGCTAGCTGTCGATGAATCAGATAAAGACTCTATGGCGGTGGTTTCAGATGACGAGATCAATTGCTTCAGGTTTTTTGTTTGGAGAAGCAAAATTTCTTCGGATTTTGATCTGCCTTTATGCCCTACATCATTGGTTAAGGAAATGAGAAGAACAGGATGGGGAAAGGAAATCAAGGGAGTTACAACACCATTTCCGTTGAGCTATCTGACCAGGACAGCATGCGGAGAAGATAAAGTCTGCTCTTGTGATGACGGTTATATCTCTGTTCATTTCCCTGACAGGCAAGAATCTGAGCTGACATGGAACACGACTATAGGACGAAATCCGCCATACTTGGGAAGCATGACAAAAGAAAAAGTTATCACTGGCATGATAGGGAAAGCATATTCAACAGAGCCGCTGATAAATCGTCCTATTAGGTTGATGCGAGTCATAAATTGGTATGTGCCTTCTTCTTCTAATACAGCAAATATCATTAGGGAAACTGTCAGGGCAGTCACAGACTCTAATCCAGATCTTTATGAGGGGAAAGTCGAGGGCACCGCAGGTGCAGAAGTTCACAGATACAGGGACACAAGTTTGAAACATGGAGCATTAACGACCAGCAATTACTTATACCCTACGAGATATCATGTATCAACTGACAATTTCACACGATACTCAAAGGGAGGGAAGAATTACGACATACATTTCCAAGGTTGTCTGTGTTCCATTGTGGAAGATTCTAACATCGCTATAGCTTCATGGAATCGTAACTTCAAACCGATTGCTAAATTTCAACATTATAAACAGACATGTTACGAGTGTGTCAATGAGCTAGATGAAGATTTTGACGACGTACCTGATGTGACAACTGCTTCTTTCATTCCCAGTCGAAAGAACAATTCCTATCTTTATGTGTCTGAGGATTCCATACAGGACACGTTGTCATATCATCCACTGCAAGCGTTGAATCTCCCATTCATTTCTGCTAATCATTACAACTTGATGACAGGGGAGGAAAAATATAACTGGTTAGTTGATGCTATTGGTGATTTTGTAGTGTCTGACATTCAGTCTTCTGGTTCTAGTGAGTCGTTCTTTTCTATTGGATTAACGGAAGTAAAAGCTTATGAAAGAACAATGTTTCTCAAAATAAAACCGGAAGATCTTTTCAAATCTGTTGTGAGTAAGTTGAGGGTTGTGGCTTCTTGGAGATGTTCTAGCTCCCAGAGAGGATCAAAGGCTTCACATAGAGACATTATTAGATACTTGGAGAGTTTTCTCATTGATGCTTCAATTGAGGCGTTCTCAGGATTGTCAATGTTCTTTGGATGGGAAGAAACTTACAAGCAAATGAACTTCTCTCACAGAGTTGTGTTCCCGAACTCAGTTCCTGCCTCTTTAGGTTCATCAGGGCAAGCAGTCAAGAAGACTCTAATCAACTTGATTAGAGATGAGGGGTTCATGAGGGAAAGACCAAACTTCATCATCACAGAAGATGGAAAGAATAGCCAATTCATTCATAAGATGATGCTCTCAGATTATATCCTCACTGTAAACAATTGTGCTGAATGTGAATTGACTCTCCTTCTTTACCCTCAACAAACTCTAGTTAGAGACCTTTATAAAATAACTTGCTCTAAAGGTCATTTGCTATTCATGTCTCCAGTTCGCTTGTATCAATCTCACGTCACCATAGAAAGATTGAGGAAAGATGCTGATAGAGGGACTACTGTTGCTAAACCATCTCCTTCTATAAGGTTGATTCCTTTCTTGAGAGAAACATCTTGTGTAACCCTGATTAACTTCGACAGGTTAAAACAAAGGAAAATCTTGTGGTGCCAAGAGTTCAACCAGGTGGGACTTGATCAGCCTCGTTTGGGAACAATTAGGTTTGCTGCGAATAAGACAAGTCTTAGGAAGATCTTCTCACTACCAACCGCGGCAAGTTACAAGTATGTAGAGTTATTTTCCCAATTTGCACAGAAGGTATCAGGCAAAACAACATTTTTGGTTGGTGATGGTTTGGGCTCCACTTCAGACATTTTGTTCAGGATGACAGGCAATTCTGTGATTGTGTCGACACTATTGGAAACTGATGATGCAATGCCTCAATCATATCCGCACCTTGTACAACCCGTCGATGCCCAATATGGTAGCACCTCATCCATTGATCGGAAGAGCATGATAAACAAAATCAATGATATTCTGTCTGAAGGCTGGGAGGATGATTGGATAGATACTATCATATCTTGTGAACTGCTTGTTTCTGATGTTGAAATAATCCAAGAGGATCGTGAGGAATGCAGGAATAAACTCCTTGACAAACTTCTCAGTTGTCGAGATTGGAAGGTCGCTTTGATCAAAGATTACATATATTCAATTCAAGAATTATGTAGTAGGCTAAAAGTGATTCTATGCAAAGTCAGTTGCAATTTAAAGCTGATATCACTAGGGACAAAAACACAAAGTGTTCCTGAAATGTGGTGGATCATTGAGGGAGTAGAGAAAAGCAATAAAGTGCCTTTGACTTATGATCCGAGGAGTTTAGGACAACCGTGGAGAGACTTGGTGTATTCAATGACATTGTTAGACGAGCATGGAACCCCTAAGGGCATAATGGATAATATCAATAGCCGACTATCTGTGTATCAAACTGTAGACTCTATGATGGATCAACTGAGATCTTGGGCTATTTTACCTCACATCGGAAGTGCCTTACCTATGGACGGATCTTTTACCAACTTCTTTTACAGATTAACAACAGGTAAGCGACCGTCTTTCGTAAGGGTTGAAAGGGAGGACAAGAGGTTAAGAATGTACACCAAAGACCACTATCGATTACGGGAAGTAATATTTGGTCTAGCGGTGGCTATGGTGGCTGACATAGATATCCGGGTGAAAATGCTGAATGAGTCAGAGAGCTGGTTACTAGATTGGGAAACAGGATCTCAGCATGGATCTTGGTTCCCTTACATCTACAAGTCGAGTGAAGATATATCTAAGGCTATACCTGTGTCAGACGTGATCCCGACATTATCTATTCTAATGAGCAGAGAAGGTCTTTCGTTCAAAGATGTCAATACTAGCGTGAGATTTAGATCGAGTAGGAAAAGAGACATATTATTCTTTCCTATCAGCGGCACTGCAGATCTTAGGAAGGACAAGAGGAAAAACAGGAAGAACAAAAACAGACAAATATAGATGATTGAAGACATCAAATCTGAGCAATATGTTACATCGCATTTAAGAAAACTAGAATTGTTCCGACGTAATAATTCCCAGTCGCTTATCTTTTAACACCATACGAAAAGTGCACTGTTTTCAGAATTTAATATCTGAGAATTCTCATCGTACAACATTTTCGACCTTTCAAAACAACATCATATGAGGCATAGATGAAACGCTGATACGTTTTCCCAAGAATTGACTCAACCCTATAATCGCTTAATGCTAAAAGGCT